CGGCAACGTTGCTAACATAATTACCATTATGAGAATTATAACTTTTAAAATCACACCAAAGAATTATTATGATAAGACTTTTAAGTTTTATGAAAAGAACTTTCACGGTAGCTCATTCTTACTTAACCCTAAGGATTTGCTAGAGAAAGGGCGTGCCTTTAGTGATAAAGAGGTTGCGGAATATGTAGGTGTTGCATCATTCCGAAATTCTTACGAGTACGCAAAAACAAAAGACACCACACTAGACCTCATTTTCTGTCAAGTTAATGAGGACATTATAACCAAAAACAGACTGCTTGATATTAGAGATGGAAAGATTCATTTCAAATACGAGGAGACATTATAGGAGATTATTATGGCTATTGGCTTTAATACAACGAAGGGCTCAGCCCAAAAGTCCAAGATTGATACTTACAATTTTGGCAACAAGGAAGATCATCACATACGTTTAGTAGGTGATTTACTACCAAGATATGTCTATTGGATAAAAGGCGAGAACAACAAGAACATTCCTATGGAGTGTTTGTCTTTCGATAGAAATTCTGAGACATTTAACAACGTCGAGCATGACCATGTTCGAGATTTTTACCCTGACTTAAAATGTGGTTGGGCTTATGCAGTCCAGGGGATCGACTACTCTGATAAAAGTATCAAAGTTGTTAATCTAAAAAGGAAACTTTTTGACCAAATTTTAGTGGCAATGGAAGAGATAGGGAATCCTACTGACCAAACCACAGGGTGGGATATATACTTCAAGAGATTGAAGACTGGTCCACAGGTGTTTAATGTTGAGTATCAATTACAGATGCTTAAATGTAAACCAAGAGCATTAGAAGATTGGGAACAAGAATTAGTCGCAGACCTTAAGTCTATGGACGACGTTCTTCCTAGACCTACTGCTGACGCGCAGTTAGAGCTTCTTAAGAAAGTTCAAGGTGCAGAATCTAATGAATCTGTAGATGAGGAGTTTGACGTATCATGATTGGAGTAGGACAAAAGTTTCCGCTTTACACACTTAACTGTGTAGACCTGAACAATGAAATGGTAGAAGTCGACACGTGGTCTGAAGTAGACGGCGAGTGGTTGGTAATTTATTTTTACCCCAAAGACTTTACTTTTATATGTCCGACCGAGATCGCGGGTATGGATATACTTGTAGAACATGCTGAAGTTATAGGTATCAGTGGTGATAATGAGTTTTGTAAGATGGCTTGGAAAACAGCCGTTGGAGCAATACGAGATATTAACCATACCTTAGCTGCTGACTGTGGGTTATACTTAGCTGAAGAGTTGGGTATAGTTGATAATAATGAAGGTGTAGCTCTTAGAGCCACTTACATTATAGACCCAGAAGGCTATATACAGCATGTATCAGTAAATGCTTTAGATACAGGCAGAAATGCAAACGAAGTACTAAGAACATTACAGTCTTTACAGGCTGGTGGACTTACAGGTTGTGAATGGCAACCAGGAGACGACTTCGTAGCATGATTTTGTTTACAGCGGACTGGCACATTAAACTCGGACAGAAGAACGTACCTGTAGATTGGGCAATCAATCGTTATCAGATGTTCTTTGACCAGATTACTGAGTTAGAAAATGACTGTGAACTTCATATCATTGGTGGGGATTTGTTTGATCGAGTCCCCTCAATGGACGAACTTACTCTATACTTTGATTTTATCAGAGGAGTAACAATTCCTACTATTATTTATGACGGAAATCATGAAGCTACTAGGAAGAACAAGACTTTCTTTACTAACCTAAAGAAAGCAACTTCAGATGTTAACGCATTAGTAGAGGTAGTCGACTCTACATATACAGAAGATGATTGGGCTATATTACCGTACGCTGCTTCAGTTGACACTTCTACGACAGAAACGTCTTCAAATGACAGTGCAGGTTTAGCAGAGTTTATCAACCTCGCCAGAGTGAATGCGCCGGATAAAATAAATGTAGGTTTCAAATCAAGAAGTTTTAATGCTGCTGAATTAACCTCACAAGATGATAGCGCTATTGTTGATCTGGGTTTACCTCAGGCAACACTCACCACTCGATTTATTCAGCCTGATGAGCTGCCTTATTATAATGCCAATGAAGTTAATCAGCGCTTTGTGTCGGTTTCAGGTGAAGTGACTGGCGTTGACGATCTGCAGTTGGTGTTGCTAACCATCAGCGATAATGACAGCGGTACTGATGATGTTCAGGCTGAAGTGGCTATTATCAACGACGCTTACAGCTTAGAAAATATAGATATTTCAAGCCTTGCCGAGGGCGATGTTCAGGTGACTGCCAATGTCATTGATCGTGCCGGTGATCCTGTGCTTGCGAATGATGCAGCAATCAAAGATACCCTTTTACAAATTTCATTAAACTTCGACGGTGATAAGTTTTATTCCAATTCAGATGGCAGTAAAGATAGCTTTCAACCGGGCGATAACATAGGTGAGTTTAACCAAGTCACTTTATCGGGCGATGTATTTGATGCGAATGATCCAACACTACAGACGGCAGAAGATGGCCAGCAAGTAAGTATTGTTATCAGCGGTGTGGATCAAGCAGGTCAATCTATCGAAACCATAGCGCTGGCAAGTATCGAAGCGGGACGTTTTATAACCGAGCCTCTTGAGC